GTAGAACCACCAAATTTCGCCCCAACGAGGGATCTTAGTCGCCCAGACCTTTTGTCTCTGGGTGATGTTAATGTTGTCAAAAAACCAGTTCAGATTCTGAGTGTTTTTGTTCTCTTGAACCACCCCGTTGTACATCAGGAACCGATCAACACCGACCCAATAAATGATGCCGTCGTACTCAATCACACACTGGCTGGACATGATTGATGACTGTTGTGTAATCAAGTCATAGCGCCAGTAAAGGGTCGTAGTTCCTACGGTCTGAGGCGAATAAGTCACCCGCACCACAGAGTCAGTCGTAAAGAATAGGCCCGATGGAGATGTCGTACCGCCACGCAGTGGAACGCCCTTTACCACTTTGGTAGAAGATACGTTAGTTGCGTTGGCATCTGCCGATGTCCAGTTGTCAAAGTTACCCGCAGAACAGTTTTGGATCAACCCATAGTTGCCATAGACGAACAAATACGGGTAGAGCATCACCACACCGCCGCTCACAGCGATGTTGTTATCAAACGTCAACAAAACCGAACCAGATGCCGTGGCGTTGTTGTTCAGGGTAATCGTCCACACACCGCCTGTGACGGTGGCCGAAACAATCTTTGTGTTGGCAGGAATGCCAGTACCGTAAACCGACACGCCAGCGCCCATAGCCACGTTGGTGCTTGCGAATGTCACCGTGGCCGCTCCACTGGTCGTTGTTCCCGTGGCCGTAAACACGCCAACAGGCGTCATGGCCGTGCCAGTAAATGGCCCAATCAAAGGTCTGACATTAGTCTGACTATCGATATATTGAAGGTTGTCACCAGGGTGAGCAATCAAGTTGTTGTTGCCAGTACCAAATGGGTCAATACCTGTGTCGAACTGCCACAAAGTATTCGGATTGCTGATGTAATAGTTACTGGAAGGAGCAATATTCACCCCATAGTACGTTACGGAGGTAATCGTTCCCTGGAACAACGTAGAGGGTGTGCCACCACCCAGGTCAGATGTAGAGAAGGTAAACGTGTCACCGAACCCATAACCAGTACCGCCAGCAGTCACCGTGAGGGTCGTTACAGCCCCGCCAGATACGACAACGGTGATCGTGGCACCTGTACCATTACCGCTCGAAGTTATGGGCGTCTTGCTGGTGTATGTGCCGTTTGTATAGCCTGCGCCAGCTGTGGTGATCTGCACAGTGGTGATGCTACCGATCACAAAGATCTGCTGTGGGCCCGAACCAATAGCGTCAGAGTTACCTATTGTCCATTGTTGGAGGCTGTTGTTAAATCCAGACACGACCCAGGTTTGGCCGCTTTGGGACTGCATGATCATCCCACGGCTGATGCCTGGCGCATTCAAAAATGAGGCTGTATAGCCCCCCATTTTCTTTGGCCGACCATATTGGAATCGACACCACTGACCATCAACAAAAGCAGGCGCGGCAAACTGCGTTCCATCACGCTGAATGCCTGAACCTACGGCAAGTGGTACGACCTTTAAAGTCATTAGAATGTCCCGCCTTGAACGCCAACAGGCAACAACAAGCCACTAGCAGTCAAAGTGCCAGCAGAAGTTCCAGCAATCGCAAACCCTAGTTGACCTGATGCAGCCAGATACAGACCCGTTGTCGTATCACCAGAAAAATTTAACGATGGATTTGTCGCAGAGCCGTTACCCAAAGTCAACTGGGTAGTGAAACTTGTCGATGAAGAGGTCGCACTGAATACGTTTGTACCATCACATACCAAGAGAGCCGCTGTACCTGACGATACTTGGTATGTTGTGCCACCAGTAACACCAGTAGAAATCGTCAGCGTATAGGCGCCTGATGTGCTATTTCTAATTGAATACAGTTGAACCGTCTGTGGAACGATGATCGTGGTGTTTTGCGACAACACACCTGCATACTGTTGAATGACGTTCTTAGCCTGGGCAGATGTCAAAGTTACTGTTGCAGCTGCACCAGTCAGGCTCAAATACAACTGGGTGTAGTTGAAAGTATTCTGTTGAGCCAAGGCATAGGTGTACCAGTTTGTGCCATTGGAAACAAAAACACTTGAGTTGGCGATCTGTAATTGAACAGTCGAGCTAGTCGTGTCAATGGTGCTCGAGCCCTGAGCTGCAACATTCACAATGCCAGCACCGTCATTCTTGACAATTACATAGTAGCCATTCGGAACACTTGCCACAGGAGGCAGAGTCAATGTTCCAGCGCCACCAGTCCACACATACAGTGAAGCACTGTCATTCGCATTGAATGTATAGGCAGAAGACACCAATGATACCGATGTATTGGTGTTAAGCGTCGTATTAAGCGCCTGTAAACCATACCCAGCCAAAGCAGAAGCACTGGCCGCAGAAGTACCAATACCCATTGCAACAATAGACCATGTGCCCTGGGTAGTGCTGTTATCTGTAAGGTAAATGTAATAGGTATTTACCGTGGCCGTAGTGGGCGCCACAGGAACAGTCTGAATGGTGTTGTATGTGCCATCAGAGTTTTGCGATACGACAGTAAAAGCATTTGTCGAACCGATGTTCCGAATAATAAATGCTTGACCAACAGAAACTGCCTGGGCAGATGGAAGCACCAAATAAGCAGGAGAGACGTTTGCTGTAGCCTCAATGATGTTGGCTACAACAACCCCTGTTGTTCCGTTTACAGGCCACGCAAGCGTGGTGTAAGTAGTCGTAAGGGTCAGGTTTTCATAACCCACTTGTGATGGGTTAAGCGTCTGTCCTGTATAGGGTGAAACGTATGAGGTCATGATTAGCTATCTATTGCAACAGATTGACGATCACCAAGGCGTGAAGTGTCCTCAGTCTTGAGTGACTGGACTGCCTCGGTGTACTTTTGTTGGAAAATTTGCCGTTGATCGTTCTTTAAGAAAGGCATCGCTTGCAAAAGAGTGCCAAACAACATGGCCGTTGGCGCATTCTGAGTCAGCCAATTGGTCTGATTTGTCGAGCTCAGAGGTTGAATGCGCTCATAGTAAAGAACCTCTAAGGTATAAGCCTGGTCGGGCGTGGGGGCCAGATACCAGTGATCCCAATTGGTGTCAGCATAGTAAACAGGCGCCGCAGTCAACGTGTTATTCGGCCAGTAATTGGTTAAATACTCGTACTTGCGGAGAAAAATCGGAGTTCGGACACCACTTGGGTTGGTAATGTTCATGGATACGGTTTTGCGCCACCGTGCAGGCTTTTGAAGCACTGGATTACCAGGAGTTGTGGTTGCTTCCACAATCTGCATTTGACCCAGGGTTTTGATCTCTTGAGCAATCTCAAACTCAGCCAGGGTAATAAACGTAGGAATAGCATTGATCGTCGCTTGATCAGACCGTTCCAGATACTGGAGAACAGTCGATGTCAGCGAGTCATACGTCATTACCCAAGAGGGAGTGTTGGTGCTCATAATTTTCCCATTGTTCCTTCTATTTTCCCACCGACGTCAATCCTTTACAAGTGAGCTTTAATTTTCTAAAACAGATAAAGCTTGCCTTGTCAATTTAATCCGCTCTTCTAGGCCAAAAGTGCCCCCATTGATGCGCCGAGTCAGCCCTTCCCAGTTCTCAGACTCAGCCAATGGATTACATCCATGCGTAGACCAAAACCAGCCTGCGCTCATGGCCGCATACATCGGCTGGGCCACTGGAGCAGGGTTATGGACAAAATTCTGCCCCACAGCCTGCCCAAAATGCCAAAAATTGTCATGTCCAGTCAGCTGAATGCATCCGCGCCCGTGGTACAGCCACCCATCCCCAGAGGCTTCGTCACGGTTTCCCATACGGCCAGAGTAAATTCTGTTGGCGATCTTCTGGGGATTGTGGGCGTAAAGGGCAAACTCATCTGGTTTAAACTTGTGACCAAACAGCTTTTGAAGGGTTTCAGCTCGATAGTTGAGGTTTTCTTCCAGTGTTTTGAAATGGTTGCACTCATGCGAGCACTGTCCGATAAAAGCAGCCTGTTTTCGGACATCATCTATTGCAAACCTCTGAAAAGTGGCATTTAAAGGGTCAACCCATTCTTGACCAATGCCCAGCTGATGAAGTTGTTGTGCATTGATCATTTCACCCCCGCATTCACTGTTTCTCTGACGCTGTTGTAGGTGCTGATGCAGGCGTTGAGCTGGGTGATGGCTGTGTCGCCTTCTGCTGCGATGGCGATAAGATCTTTGATAGCCTGTCGCTCAGTGTCGGATTCATCGGTTGGATTTCCTCGGGAAGAGGTGGAACTTGAATCGGCTTGTAAACTACAGGTGGAGGGGAGGCGCAACTCGCCAGCATCAGCGCGAGAGGTAAGATCAGCCTGCTTGGTCTTAACATCATTTTTAGCCTTTCTGAGTGCTGTGTTGGCGGTTGCCAGCTTGGTGTTTAACTCGGC